ATTTGAAACCGGAACTTTACCTGATGTTGGTACTCCATTATAATTTATATTTGACTGAACATTAACATCATTCATATAATAAAATGTGCCTTCGTTTAGTCTAAAATTACCTGCAAATGAAGAAGCTGCGTTTACAATTAATACTATTTCTCCCGGTACCGGAATTGATTTAACATGAGCATTTAAAGGAAATGCAGTATTTGTATTTTCATCGTTGTTGCCGGGACGATTTAAAAATTTAAATCGTATA